TCGAGGGCCTTCGAGCCAACGAGCATCAAATCATTTATGAAATTGAATCGAGATGTGAGGATTGTTCAATTGAGCATGAAGATTACATGACATACTGGATTGCGTCACACAAAGACAAGGATGTTGCCACTGAAATGTTTGAGGTTTTCATGAATACATGCTCTAGTGTATTTAATCTCGACGCATCCGAGGAAGTCATGGGCTTGTACGCACATCCAGCGATGATCGCTGCGATTGGTACAGAAAATACGGATATATTGGAATACATTAAGGGATATATCGACAAGAAGACGATACTCGAAGAAATGTATGAACAATATGGCGACGAAATGAACTGGCCAGAGTCTCTAAAAACTTTTCTTAGATTGTAATAAGTATGGTGAAGCTTGCGGATCTCGTCCACATTGCCAATAATGCCAAGACCGATGCTCAGAAGAACGCGGTCGGTGAAGAACTCAAGAAATATTTACGCGGAAAGAAGGCATGCAACCCAAAAGAACTTTTTTCGAATAAGAGTCTTAAGATTGAGAAGGGAAAGAACCTCCGAAAGCTTGGAGAGGGTCAGTATGGTGCAGTTTTCTACGGCTGTCTCGATGATTTGTGCAGAACACAAATTGCTGTCAAGGTCACAAGTGAACCTTCCGCACGAATGGAATATCGCATCGCGGAGAAATTGAAAGGTATGGGTGTACCTCGTATGTACCACTTTAAATCGTGTAATAACGAAGACGTTCTTTATTTTGAATATATTGAAGGCGAACCACTTTCGAAATGGTTAAAGAAGTATCAATCATCCAATGATTACCGTGCATTGATTTCGCGGCTCATTGGAAACTTGAAGAAGATTCACCAAAAGTATCCAAAGTTTAGACACCACGATCTTCATTGGAACAATATCCTTGTATTGGAAGACAACAAACCAATCATCATTGATTTTGGAATGGCTATGATCGAAGGTATTAGAAATCCAATAGTCACAGAAGGTGATTTCAAAAATGCCGGTATTTATTCGGGGTCACACTACATGTATGACGCACACTACATTCTCAATATCATTCACAGTTTCACAAAAAATCGTCTAGTTAGGAAGTTCATAGAAGATTTGTTTCCAAAGAAATACCTGAAAAATGATTCTGACGTGGTTTTACAGAGTCGTCTTCGCCCTATGAAGCACGAAGGTCTTCCCACATATGAGGACATCTTGAACCACCCATTCCTTCAACTGAAGAAGAAAGTTGGTATTCTTCGAAAGATCGTGCCTAAAAAGACTGTCGCGACACCCAAACAAAAGCCTACGGCACCAAAGGTCAAAACCGCGAGCGCCATTCGCCGCGCCAAGGCTGTTCTCGAAAAGGAAGCCGCAAAGAAGGCCCGCCCACCAAAGAGACCTGGCATCGCGGTCGCCAAGCGTAGCCCTACTGTAAAAGAGCAAGTTCGTAGCATAGAACGAAAGATTGCCGCCGAAAAGAAACCAAAAACACCCCTTCCACCGAATCCAATGAAGAAGTTGCCAACACCCAAGGTCTTCATCAACAAGAATGGTGACCTCAAGATTGACAGGCGAAAGTGTCGTCTCTACAAGAAGGAAGAATTAGTCAAGATGTTCAAGTTGGATCCAAAATTGACCAAGGAACAAATGTGCAAGTTCATAAAAAATATGTGAGAGTATGGTATACAATAATGCGTCGTCAACAATTGATAATAATTGCACTTGTTGCCATCGCTCTCTTCATTCTTTTCCGCCACACCAGAGTCACTGTCAGTGCCTCCGCCTCAAACGGAGAAGAATGGACTGTTTACGGAACCATGGGTTGTGGATGGACCCGTAAGCAGTTGGACTACATGAAGAAGAATGGCAAATCACACCGATTTGTAGACTGCGATAAGGAGGGTTGCTCGGGTATGGAAGCCTTCCCAACCCTTGTGAGTCCAAATGGCGAAAAGATTGTGGGTTACAGTGAAATCTAAATACTCTATTACTCATAAGTTGACTGTTTCAACTTATCAATAATGAATTATTGGATTTTGTGAAGGTATTTAAGCCCGAACAATGCTGAGGGACAGGGCAAGAATGAAGGCGTCAAGCATGGTCTCAATTGGTTTGAGGATGGTGATGTGCTTGACGAGGGATCTATTCCACGCATATCGAAGCACGAAGGTCGCGATGAGAATGTTGAGAACAAAGAGGAGGAGCTCAGTGAGCATATCAGACTTAGTTTCAGACTTGGCGACACGGTCAAGAACTTGCATTTTACTTAGTACTTATATTTTTTTCTGTACCAACTACAAATGAAGAAGGACCTTCCTCTGAGTGGTTCTGAAAGAAAGTTCACCAACCGACGTTGGGGAACAGCCACAGGTATAGGCAACAATAACTGCTATGCCTATGCCGTTGGTGACTATGAAGCTTATAGGTGGCAAAAGTCAATTCCAGGTGACCGATCTGGTCTCTCAAACCGTAATCACAACTATACACACTGTACAGGTCTCCCAAATCGGGTGCTCTCTGACAACCCTGGAAAGATCTACCGCGTCAAAGCTAATGAAAAGTGTAAGAAGGGATACTACAAAGTCATGATGTTTGTCTGTCCTGGAAGACCAACAAACTATATTCGCCAAGGAGACTTCCACTTCTATGTGCAACACGGTGTTGTTGAGTATCGCGTGAAACCTGGAGACACACAAGAGTCTGTAGCCAAGTTTTTCAAAGTACCACTTTCCCGTGTGAAGCGTGCTGGTAAATTTGCACCAAATAAAAGGATCGCGTTCCGTGCCAATGTTTTCAGCCACAAGCGGGGGTGGGCGACTGGACCACTTCTGGTTGATGCATCTGGCAAGGCCATCAAAGACCCTCGCAAGGCGGATAGAAACTATCCTGGGCTAAACTACGAACGCTACTGTAGCTCATTCTGTGTCAAGGACAAGGGAATCAAGGTCGGAAAGACTCATCCCAAGGTCGGAAAGAAGACTGTCTAGATCTACTGTATTTTCAACATCAAAAGACATATCAAATATATCCATTATATTGAAAATGGCTTCACTCTCCAATGACACAACGTTTGACTGCGCTGTGTAATTGTTCTGAACCGTCACCGTAACCTTAAACTGCGAAACGTCAAATACTTTTCTACAAAGGGGACAAGTATTCTTACCTTTACTTTTCCATTCCTCTAGACAGTGGGAATGAAACATATGTCCACAACGGATCGGGGGATTAGTCCTTGTTGACCTTACCTCATTGAGACATATGGCACATGGCGACATTCTAGAGTATGGGTTCAAAGTTTTTACGAGAATTTATCACACCGTCTAATAGGTCTTGGACATGTCGGTGTATCGGTCGCATGGATCGCAAGTCGCACGGGATTGTTCTTGAAGCTTGTTAAGAAGTTCTGGTCCTTGCTTTTGAAGAAGTTGACGGTAGCTATAGTTATCCTCGAGAGCGACACCATTTTGTTGCATGATGTAGTTGTTCGTGAGTTGGGCTGAGGAGTTGAGGGTGAAGCATCTGCCATCGGCCATTCCAAGTCGTTGAGACATCTTTATTAAATTAGGTCTAGAAATTAATTTGCCTATTCGTGATTGTCTGGAGCAATTATTTAACTCCATGATGTTCCTGGGAAAGTAAAAGTGTAGGTATCAGCAGTGGTTGTAATCGCTGGGGTTTCCTTGACAACTGTGGTACCATCGGCAGCCAAGATGACGGCCTTAACACCAACGGCGCGGTTTTTGCAGCAAGAAGTTCTGTTTGTGATAACGAGCTTCTTAATTTCCTTTTCAGTGCCAAGGTCAACCTGCAAATAATCAATTTCTTCCTCCGTTCTACCCTTTGTGTGAGCAAAGTTTGCTTTGTTACCGTCGGTAAGGTTCATATACCCATGTGTCGCGGAATACTCAGAGCTTCCAGTGACAGTCTTACCAGCAGCCAGGTTTGTTCCACTCACATCAAACACTTCAAGCTCGGCCAAGTTAAGAATTTTGTTCTTGTCATCAACATTACCCTCGGCGCTCCCATCATAGGCAACCGTGTGTACCAACTTCACATAGCGACCCTTTGGTGGTCCGCTTGGGGGTGTGGAAGGACCTGGAGACGATGGTCCAGTTTTCTTATCATCATCTCCACCCATCATAAGAGCAACAGCACCTATGGAAGATGACATCATCATCAAGACAACAACACCAATTATGGCAGCCTGGGACATCTTTTTATATTATGTGTTAACATTAAAAATTAATTTGCCTATTTGTGATCGTCTGGAGCCAGGAGTTGAATCCCTTGGCCCTCAGGTGTTCAACCATAGGTTCGCATTTGTGTCCCAAAAATACATCAAAGACATCCTTCTCAATGGTTGGAGAGACCCGAATCTGGGGATCGTCGTTGATGTGTTGATTGATAATATTGTACGCAAAAGCAATCTCCTTGAGGGTCTCCGCACCAGTAATGATAATCTTGCCAGTCGAGAATATACTTGTTGTAATTTCTTTCATATCTTGAGCGGGCTGAAACTTAATTTTCACAGCACTGTACCTGTCAGGTTCAAAAGATACTTTGAAGATATCGGAATGATTCTCAAAGTGTTGTGCGACCCTCATAAGGTTGATGTTGTAGTTGAGACTGAAGTTTGAGTTGATCATAACAACTCGGAAGGAGTCCACTGGCATTTGAACTTCCATTCCCAGAAATGTCTTGAAGATATGGGTCAGTTGGGTAATGATCCTTTTACAATCAAAGAGATCACAGCAACCAGCCACTTGAATAGAGCCATTTGGGAAAACTTTCACGGACTTGGTACTGTAACTGTCATGGTATGTAAGGGTCACTTGATTGTAGAAAGTTGTTGGTTTCAACTTCCACTCAAAACCTGCAGTAGCACCCTCGGTACCAACACGTTTCAACTTGTATGATCCCAACCCCTCAAAAGTGCTGCGAAGTTTCTTTATGTCGATGTCTTGGATAAAGCTTGAGACCATAGTGATTGTCGTAATCTTTATCCAAGAAGGTCTCGTCTCCTCTGGAAGCTCCTTCCTAAACTCATCGAGGGTGAGAAGGTAGGAAAAGCTGTTGTTGGCAATAGCCGAATACATTTTTTTACTCTTTTATGTAGTGCCTTTCGTCTTTATCTGATTTTTAAGTACCAAATGGCGACTTAGGTAAACACTTAG